GATATTCACCGTGACGGTGGGCGTGGCGCCGATGGTGGACACGATGCGCAGCACCATCTGCCGCTCCGTCTCCTCCCGGCGCTGGATGACGTTGGTGCTATCCGCGTTGCCAGTCTGAGCTGTCTGCAGGTTAGCCGGGTAGGCGAGGGTTGCCATGGGTACGCCTTTCTAGCGGGGGAGCGGGTGGCACGACACACACCCGCTCCCCATCGACCGCTACCTACTAGGCGGCGGTGACTGACAGGCCACCCTTCCGGGTGCCAACTCCGAGATACGCCCAAATCCCGATGCGGATGGCAGACGGACCCACCACCTGCTCGTAACTGAACTGGGTAATCGCTGACTCGTAGATGACGTAATCATCAGCCCTCGCCGTCACGACCACGTTGGTCGTGGACGCGTAGCTGTGGAACACATCTGCCCCCAGCAGCGTGGCACCCAGCGTGCCACCGGTCAGGACACCAGCCGCATTCTGCGGGTTGATCGGGCTGAGCAGGGGCCGCAGGCTGCCGGTGTCCGGCTGCTTAGCGGCCACCGCCCACAGTGCCGATGGGATGAACTGCCCCTGCGCCGGCAGGAACCTAGCAGAGCTGTAGGCCACGATGTTGGCCACCAGTCCCGCGAATGGGGTAGCGGCGGTAATCGCCTGACCCGATGCCGTAGCACCAGCCTCCACCGCAGTCTTGATCACTGTCTCCGATGCCTGCGCGTAGGCCTCCAGCATGTCCTGCAGCAGCATGGCCTCCGCGTTGGGGTTGCTGCCGTCGATCACCTGGCGGGACACGTCAGTGACTGCACCGTACAGCGCCGGCGTGACGCTCACTGCCGTGGTGGCCAGGTCGCTGGCTGCCGGATTGGCACCTTCTGCCGACTGCACCGCGACTGAGGTGCTAGTCGTCACCTTCGCAAAAATCTTGGGATTCGCGTCAGTGATCGGGAAGCGGTTAAAGAAGCCACCCATCGGGCGCCCCTTCAGGATGCGCGGCGTCAGCAGACTCGGGAGGTACTCGTTGGGGTACGCCCCGGGAATCTCGGAGCTGAGCACGTCGCCGGCGCGGTAGGCACTGAGTGCTTCCCGCTCCATGTGCTGCGCCACGTCATCCATAGCCCGCTGATAGCGGTACTGACGGTCAGCCGCGTCACGGTCACCGGACCATGCCTTAAAGCCGTCACTCAGGAAACCGGGGCGGGTGCCATCATGGGCAGTCGCCGCTCCGCTGCCATAGATCAGCGCCTCGCGCGTGATCACAATCGGTGAACGGTGCAGAGACACCACCACCGGATCGGACTTCTCAGCGGCGCTACGCTCCGCCTGACTTACCACCGGGGTCGGGCTCGATACCGCCTCACGGGTAGCTGCCTGCACCTCAGGCTGCTTGGGCTCCGGCTCCGGCTCTGGCGTCGGCTCCGGGGCAGGGATTTCCTTGTCGGCCATTGCTGCCTCCATGTCTCGGAGCGCGATGTGCGCGCCGTCAAATGCCGGCACGTCTGCGCCAGCTAGTCCGTGGATCGTCCCTGCTCGATGCAGGAGCGTTCCGTCTTTCATGCGGGCTGGGGCGCTATCCCACAGTCCCTCGATGCTGACTCCATTCAGGCCAGCGCGTACTTCCGCCAAGTAGTCGTCACCGCGCTGCCCGTTAAAGATCGCACCCCGGAATGCCAGGCCAGTCGGGGTGTCCGTGAACTGGACCGTACCCACCGGGCGCTCACCGTGACGCGGGCGGAAAGGAGCCTTGCGCCCATCGTCGCGCAGCTCCCACTCACGCACACTGCCAGCGAACGCGCCGGGCGCCCAAGCCTCGCGCACTGCCTGCCCCGTACCCGGCAGCAGTTCCACCGGACGTGAAACGACACCGTAGGGGATGGCGATGCCCTCCACGATCCGGCTGCCCTCATCGCCGACTGCTCGAACAAAGCCCAGCGCATCGGTGTGCTTCATGGTCAGGCCTCCTGCTCCGGGGCCAGGATCGGGATCGGTCGGCCAGCGTCGTCGTGGCTCACGTCATGGATGGCCTGCTGCACTGCGTCCTGCTTCTCCTGCTCGGCCTTCTGTGCCGCTGCCTGCTCCTTCTCCTGCGCCTTACCAGCTGCCACGCGCGCGGCCTCTGCGTCCGCGCTGGCCTTATCAGCTGCCGCCTGCGCCGCTTTCTCGGCAGCGGCGATGTCCTTCGCCTCTGCCTTCTCGGCAGCGGCTGCTTCCTTCATTTCCGCTTTCGCGGCCTTCGCTGCTTCCTTCGCGTTGTCATCCATTGTTGGTGAAGCCTCCTGCTGCGACCGGCTCAGGCGCCGGCGGGTTGAGTTCATCCGGTGACTCCACCGGTCCCAGGTTCATGCGGGCGCGTACTTCCTCCACTGACAGCCACGCCTTGCCGCCAGTCGCCAGCTGGTAGGACTGTGACTGTGCCAGCTGCGTGCCAGCAATCAGCGGCCAGGTGTCCATCTTCATAGTGTGATTGGTGGGCAGCTCACCGCTGACAAAGTCCTCGATGGCGCCAATGTAGTTCTGGAAGGTGTATTTGACGAGGTCCTGGTTGCTGGCCTCGTTGCTGCTGTAGGTCTCGCTGTCACCAGCTGGCGCATTCAGCGTGTGCGTCGGGATGCCGAAGTAGCGGCCTACGTCTGCCACCAACTCCCTGCGCGCCTCGACTGCTGACGCCTGCGTGGGATCAGCGCCGGTGTCCTTCAGGTCGATGCCACCATCCATGACCGGGATGTGGTCCGGTCCCAGCCGCCGCTTCTCAGCCCATCGGTCACTTAGCTCCTGCGGCTTATTGGATGGCAGTACCTGCTCGGTGCGCAGGTACTGCTGCGTGCTGCCACCGCCCTGCCAGTAGCGGCTGCTGTAGGCATCGGCGGCAATCGCTTCCGCGAACTTGATCCGGGCCAGGCGCAGGACACCGCCCAGGTTCTCGCTGATCACCGGCATGGGGTTGCGGCGCAGGATACCGACCCGCTCCGCCTCGATGCGGCTGGTGCCCACCCAATACGCCTCAGGCGGCATGAACGGCAGCGCTGACAGGGAGCGACCCACCGGCAGGACCGTGGTGGGGTCCATGGGCCACAAGCTCAGGGTGGGACGGCCTACGCGCAGGATGTAGCTCACGTCGAACAGGGCCATGGAACACACGACGTAGTTCACCCACTCGCGGCGGGTGGCCTCTTCCAGTGGCCGGCGCACGATGGCGCTAGTGGCCAGCGGGGGAAGGTCTACGGTACCCAGGTATTCCTTCCATTCCAGCTGGCTGACGCCGTTGCTGAGGATGTCCAGGCAGCGCCAGACGGCTGACAGACCCAGGGCCGTGGTGCTGGTGACGCCCGGTATCAGGCCACCGTCAGCCGGGAAGCCCACCATATGCATGGGTGCGGGCAGCGTGTCGCGCGTACCAAACAGCACTTCCCGCCATCCCACGTATGACAGTGTACTACGCTGTCAAGGGTGAAGCGCCCTGTTCTCCCCCGTTGGGAATGACTAGCCGGGCTAGCTGATGCGGGGCATGGCCTGATAGGCGATGGCGTGCGCTGCCAGCAGCGCCGCCTCCATGGCGTCAATCGGTCCCAGCGACTCGCCCCGGCTGAAGCGGTACGCGCCGTCCGGTCCCACCTTGCGCTTGACTACCAGCTGCACCTGCGCCTCCAGCAGCGGATCGTCCACGGCCAGGCGCTGAGCCATGACCATTTCGCTGAAGTCCATGGTGGCACTCACCATGGCAGCAGGCTTCAGGCCGTCATAGGGCAGGCCAGCTTCCTGACCGTGACGCTCAAACGCACCGGCCCCGCCACTCATGGCATCGTAGGCAATCACCTGCGCCTGCCGCTCGACGTGGAATGCTTCCACCGCCTTGGTCACCTGCTCGGGGGTCACGTCCTCGCGCAGGTCACGGTAGACCTCCACCCCTACCCCGCCATCCGGTCTGATTGCGGCTACCGCGATGGTGGCACGTGTCCAGCCGGGTGCTACGCCGATGCCCAGGGCGTAGGGGCCGGGGTTGCCGGCCAGCGGCTCGGGGGTGTGCAGCTTGCCCCATACGCCGGTACGGAATGCAATCTCCTTCAGGCTCACCGCCCACCGGCACAGATGCTCTGTCTCAAAGATGGCCAGCGTGCCACCTAGACTATGCGCGCGGTACTCGCCGCGCAGGTTCTCGATGATGCCGGGACGGTGACCGATGCTCGGGTTGCTCTGCAGCCACCCCTGCATGGCGTCCGGCTCCAGCTCGGGTGCTGCACTCCACTCCAGGTAGGCCAGCCCCTCGTCAGCGTTGGCCCGCAGGCGCAGGGCATTGAGCACGACACTGTCCTGCGTGCCGGCGTTGCTCAGGTAGATCATCTGCGGGTCAGGGGAGGCAGTCAGGGTAGGTTTCGCTGCCGCGATGAACTCGTCGGTGACCATCTCCCGTAGCTCGTCCACGATCACGTCATCGTTAGCCGGTCCACGCGCGCCTCCACGGGTAGGGGCCACGATGCGGTAATGCCCACCATTCCGCAGCTTCACCTCTTCCTGCCCGTTGGCATAGCGGGGCAGGCTCACCAGCAGGTTGCGGTGATGCTTCACCAGCAGCTCCGCGACCTCGATGAACACCTGCCGGGGCAGGGTCCGGTTCTGCGCACTGTGCATGATCTTCCGGCCTGCCAGCAGCCGGCTCACAATCAGGGGCACCAGCAGCGTGGTCTTGCCATTCTGACGAGCCACGATCACGGCCACCTCCCGGTACAGCAGACGCTCACCGTGACGCGCCTGCAGATACCGCGCGGCAGTCAGCTGCCAGGGATACAGGTGATAGCCGAGACTGTCAGCGATGGCCTGCAACGTGTCAGCGTCACTGCGCAGGGGAGCTGGAGGGGCTAGGCGTGGGACGGGGGAGCCTACGAGGGAGGTAGTTTTGCGCTGACTGCTGGGGTCCGCCGTCGTGTACAAAAAAGCCACCCTCACCCAAACCGGCTGACATTCGCAGGTGGCAGCTTGATTCGCCAGCCGCGCTTCTGCCTCGCACCACGTCTGCTGTTGCACCAGTAGCACATTGCGCGCAGGTTGCTCAGCTCAGACGTACCCCCTTGGGCATGGGGCCGTATGTGATCCACGCTGGCCTGTACCCCCGTATCAGTACCCGGCCTGCGCAGTGCACGCCCACAGGCAGTGCACGCCCATCCGTCACGCTCCAGTACCACCAGCCGGATGCGTGCCCACTCCCTGGTATGGAGGTCCGTCCTATGCAAGGCCAAATGCTCGCTTCATGGATATGCATTCTGCACACTCCACCGTATTGCGCTGCACCGGCTTACACAACGCGCAGACAGTACCTTGGTACAGGGTCCTTCTACTGCAGCGCCTCCCGCTGACGTGAACATGGGTGCATGGATAGGTTTTCCTCCCGATGTATTCCGTCCTATGGGTCATGGCAGACAGAAGGAATTACAGCCACGCTCCGAGAAGGAGCCTTCCGTTCCGCTCGCCATAGGACGGATCATAATCATCAGCCTACACGCCCGGTCCTGTGCACAAGCTCTAGAAACTCGCCGTTACACCGGGCTCCTTTGCGCCTTCCCACTCCTCGGCTGATGTTCACTAGCGGGGCACTCCTGGCAGCACTTCCTCATGCTGCGGGGCAGGCAGCACGTCGAGCACGCTGCTGTAGCCCTTCTTATTGGGGCCGATGACGATCAGCGCGTTAGCGCCAACAGGGTCGTCAATCGTTTCTCCCACGATCAGTGGCCGGCGCAGCAGCGCCTCCAGCCACTTGCGGGTCTTGCTACCAGGTCCGATCTTCTTGGTGCTGAGCGCGTTGATCGGCTTCAGCTCCCCGTTGACGTTCACCTGGAAGTCCCAGCGGAACATGTCCTGATCCTGCCCGAACTCGCTGCTGATCTTTGTCTCGCCAACAGCCTCCAGCATCCCGGTATACGTACCGGCTGCAATGTCACTGTTTCCTGATTCACTCACTGTAAACGGCATCAGTTGCCTCTTTCTCTCTCC